AGCAATAAATTCATTAGCTTCAGTTTGATTCTTTGGTAAATTAAATTTAATTGATGAATTTTTTTCTATGTCATTAAGTTGATTTTTTGTTAATCCTGTTTTTTTAATTAAATCTTCTTTAATAACTTTAGTTAATTTTTGTTCATTTAAAACACCAGATTTAGTAAAAAGATTTCCATATTGTTTAGGGTTGTTTAAATAATTTATACCACCATCATTACGAATAATTTTAGCAGCTTGAAGATTTAATTCTTCTATAAAATCATCAGCAGTTGCTTCTGTTTTATTTTTTAATATTAATTTATTTACTTCTTCAGATGTTTTATTAACACCAGACTTTATTCCTTTATACACAATAGGTGCACCACCTCTTAAAACAACCCCACCCCCAGTTGCTAAAGATGTATCTGTTGCTAATTGTTTTGGGTCAATCTCTCCTTCTTCTGCTAATTGTTTTACAGTAGAATATTCAGCTCCCCATAATCCAGAAAATAAACCAAATTTTGTTGCTGCTTTCCACAGTTTATCACCTTTTGTGTATAAAGCTGCTGGACCAGCTACTAGTGTAGTTGGACTTAATAAACTTCCCCCTATTTCACCAGTTAAAGCATAACCACTTTCTTTCATTTCTGGAGTTAAATTAGGGTATGCTTCTTCTGCATCTTTAATGTTTTTATTTTTTAAATATTCTCGTCTTAAATCATAAGTTGGAATATTTTTAAAATCATCTATTTCTTTATTATGTTTTAAAGCAACTTCTTCTGAAACAGTTATCATGCCATCTGTCCATACTTCTTTTCCTAATCTGTTTACTTTTTTATATTTTGATGGACCAATAACATTAGGAAATTTTGCTCTTGCTATATTTGCTAAATAACCTACATCAGATGT